GAATTGATGTCCATTCGCCAGCAGGTGGAGGCGGCTGTCGAATCAAACCAGGACCTGGGCAATCTCGTCACGGACTGGCTGCTGGATGAAGTGGACTTCGGCCATGACATGGTAGGAGAGAAGCGGATAGCTGCCCTCGCCATGACATATCGAATCCGATACCAGAAGCCGCGCTGGCTGCCAACGGAACCGGTGCTCCCAAAGAATCTCTATATCAACGGGCTTAAAGAAGATGTCGCTTGAGAAACTGGAAATTGCTGTGAAGGACTTGCAGCGGCGCATGGAACATATTCTGCGCCCAGGCAGAGTCATTGCAGTGGATCCGGGCAAGGCCATGGTCAAAGTTCGCTTTAAGGATGGAGACCAGGCAGCCGGTATTCCTCCGCTCGACAGCGACTGGCTGCGGATTCTTCAGGAGCGTGCAGGACAGACGATTGACTGGGACTTCCCGGAAATCGGTGAGCAGCTTCTGGTGCTCTCTCCTGGGGGCGAACTCGGCTCCGGATATGCAGGTCACGCCATATACTCCGCGGCCCATCCTGCTCCATCGAAGAACCCGAGGCTCAAGCTTAGGCATTACGCCGATGGGCTCGAATGTGCTTATGACATGGACCAGCACCTTCTGACGATTTCCCGGCCCAAAAATCCGGACTCGTCCTCGGGTGCAACCAACGAGCCGGAACTGAAACTCTCCATCAAAGCGACGTCGATCGACGTCAGCTCGGGCAAGGTCACGTTCAATGCGGAAAAATTCGCGATCAAAAACAAGAAGGGCGAGGAAGTGTTGACCAGGATATCTGATGCCATCAAGTCGGTTCAAAACTCGAAGACGGCAACGATGATGGGCGCGCAGCCGCTTCTGCCGGCATCCACGGAGCTGGTCCAGATCGCGGCGTCCATAGATTCATTCGGAGGAGGCGATGCCGCTTAAAGGTACAGAAGATGCGCTGGGTGACGCTCTCCATTCTGCGGCCACCGCCGTAGATGGGGATCCCAAGGCCGCGTGGAAGGCGGTTGCTGAGGCGATTATTGATCATCTCACGACGAACGCTCTGGTCACAGGAACCACCCCCAATGGTGGTCCAATGGCCGATGGGAAAATCTCATGATGGGTATGGATGAAGTCACGGGAAAGGCAATCTCTGGGGAAGCCTGGCTGCGACAGGCCGTTCGCCGGGCGGTCAAAACCCGGAAGGGATCGCGAGCGATGGTGAGGTGGTACGGAACAAACCACCTGCTTTATCTCGACCGTCCGATCACCCAGACCGCGGTCCTCGAGCTGACTGGTGACCTGTCTGAAAGCATCGAGAAGACCATTCCGAACTCAAAACTCGACACGGTGCTTGACCAGAGAAACGGCGAAGAGCTTCTGGTTGCGATGTCCATCGGCACCGAACGAAAAAATCTTGGAGTATGAACATTGGACCTTCCAAACATTATCGAAACGCCGGATTTCCAGGCCAAACTGAAAGACACTATCGAGCGATTCACGGCAGCTTACCAGAAGGTGCGGCCCGAATTCCAGGCACCTACGCCTGCCGATCCGCTTTATCACCTTCTGGTTGAACTTGTTCTCGTTAGCGTCATTGGCACTGAAAAGATAAACAATGCGGCCTATACGCAGCTCGTGAAACTCTCGAATGAAATTGACTTCATTTTCAAAGGGAAGATTCGGGAAGGCGAGAGCTACGAATCCTATCGGGATCGGATGCGGGGCACGAGGGACCTGGCGTCCCCGGCAGGCACTGATGCGATGTACAAAGCTTTGACCTTTGCCCTTGGCGAGGCCGCGCTGGGTAGCGGAAGGGATGCCAGAACAGCTTCAGTCATGGACGCATTCGTGCAGAACGTCAAAGGCGAGCTGTTCATCCATGTTCTTGTGAATTCTGATGCGGCTGACCTCAAGAAAGCCGTACTGGATGCATTGGCTGCGGCCTTCAAGAAGGAAACGGTGAAGCCGGCCCTGGATAAGGTGACATTTCTTCTGGCTACGCCTACCCCGTTTGTCATCACTGCTTCCATTACCCTCCAGCCTGGTTACACGGCAGAATACAAGGCGACGATTGAACAAACCTTCCGGGCTCGATTCGAGGCGAACAGGAAGCTCGGATGGATGCCCACCGTGAGCTGGATTATCAAGGAACTGCATCAGCCGGGCGTCAAGTCGGTGATCATGCAGTCCCCGGTCTCGAATATCCCTGTTCAGCCTGAACGGTATGCGTCCATCAGCAGACTGGATCTATCGGTGGAGGTGCCCGGGTGATCGAACGAGCCGTCAGAGATTTCTACCCAGACTTCGATGTTGGGCCGATTTTGAATATTCGGCTGTCAAAAGATCCCGAGATCCGTGAGGCGATTCTTTGGGAATTCGGTCTCGATCCGCTTCTGCCGTTTGCAGTTGAGCCCCGCCTCATTGATGAGCAGGCCATTGATTTTGTGCGACTCCGAGGCTCGCTGGCTTCCATCCGCATGGCACTGGCCTGGGTAGGATTTCCAAACATTGTCTTCGTCCCGTTATCGACGACTGAGTATGAGATCGACCCTGGGCGTGTTCCAAACGAGCGGGAAATCAAGGCCATTCGCGCTGCCTTATCGGTATCCGTGCAGTCGCGCGGAACCTTGAAACGAATCTTTCACGGCAATTTTGAGGAGAAATATGGCTGAACTATATGTTCACGGCGTAGTCATCAAAGAAGGGGGAAGCGAAGTTCGCCAGATTCGATCCCCGAATCAATCCGTTATCGGGATGGTCGGTACAGCCCCTGCAAGCACGGCTTTGAAGGACAATGTGCCGGCAGTCTACTTCAAGAAGAAGGCAGCGCTGGAGGCAGTTTTCCCTGCCAATGCTTCTGGTGAAAAGGGAACGCTCTATAACGCTGTAATTGGAATCTATGACCAGCTTGAAGGAACGGTTGTACTGGTCAAATCCAAATCCGATTCGCAGGAGGATCTTCTCAAGGCCATCGAGGTGCTTGTTGACTCCCAGTCCCTTGTCGATCAAAAGCCAAAAATTATTCTAGCCCCGGGCTTTGGAAATACAAACCCAGCTCCTAGCGTGGCCAACCCCAGCGGCGGCAATCCCAGCGGCGGCAATCCCAGCGGCGGCAATCCCAGCGGCGGCAATCCCAGCGGCGGAAACCCCAGCGGCGGCAATCCGCCCGTAGAAAACGAACGTAACAACCCCAACAGAAGGTGAGCAAACAATGGCCGATCCAGCTGCAACTTTAGCCAATCCGGTTGTGACAAAGCTCAAGGATATTTCCAAACGTCTTGGTGCCATTGTCGTGGTCGATGCTCCAGAAGACGATGAATCTCTAAAAAAGTTCCGCGACGCCAATGGAGCCGCCAACGTCTATATGATTTCGCCGAAGGTCAAGGTGGCTTCAGGGAACAGTAATGCTGACGTTCCCTCCAGCCCTTACGTTGCCGGCATCCTGGCAAGGATCAATTTTTGGGAGTCGCCCTCGAACCAGGAGATCAACGGAATCCTGGGTACGTCGTCTGCTGTTTCGTTCGCGCTTGATGACCCGCAATCCAAGGGACAGCTTCTGAATGCCATCCAGGTGGCGACGATTGTCCGCCAGGACGGATTCAGACTTTGGGGCGCTCGAGGCACCGGGGATGAAACCGACCTTAAGACCAATCAGCTGCAAAAGGTCCGGATTCGGGATGCGATTCGTGAGGCGATTCAAGCGTCCCACCGCTGGGCCGTGGCCAAAGGCATCACGCGAAACTATTTCGATGCGGTGGCGAATAACGTCAACGCCTATCTCGAAGAGCTTAAACGCCTAACTGCTATCGCAGGCGGGAAGTGCTATCCAGACCCGGATGCCAATACACCCGCGGCTCTGAATGCTGGCAACGTCTACTGGGTCTATGAGTTTACCCCAACTCCTGTGTCCGAAAAGTTGACGTTTACCGAGGAAATTACCGACAAATATCTCGAAGCGATTGGAGCATGAGAGTGAAGATTCGATTCGCCGTTTTTTTAATTTCTTTACTTTTTACAACTGAAATTCGTAGCCAGGCAATGCAGCCGACTTTTTCGGACAACGTGAATCCGAAGTTTGAAAATACCTACTCAATCGACAACCTGACAAACAACACTTCCGGCCAGGATCTTACGTTAAGGATCAATAAAGTGGCCCCTCGGGACTGCACCTCGAAAGACAATTGTCCCGCATCGGTGGTTATCTCAAACGCGAACGGCAACGTAAATATGCCTGTCGATGTGAACGTAAAGAGCCTTCACGTAGGCAAATCTCCGGTTATTGATGCCAATGGCCGCTGGGTTGGTTCTCCAACAAATCTGATTGGACCTCCTGGTCCAAAGGGGGACAAAGGGGATGTTGGATCCCAGGGACTCAAAGGCGAAAAGGGGGACACCGGCGTGACCGGCGCACAGGGGCCGAAAGGCGACAAGGGTGATACAGGCCCCGGTGGCTCGCAGGGGCTGAAGGGAGACAAGGGTGATACAGGTCCTGTTGGTCCCCAAGGGTTGAAAGGAGACAAGGGCGATTCAGGCCCAGCAGGCCCGCAAGGTCCAATTGGTGACAAAGGCGACACCGGGCCCGCAGGTCCCCAAGGCCCGAAAGGTGACAAGGGTGATACTGGTGCAACGGGAGCAACTGGTCTGCAGGGACCGAAGGGCGATAAGGGCGATACAGGCACACAGGGTCCAAAAGGGGAAAAGGGTGATCCTGGTCCACAGGGACTCGAAGGTCGAAAGGGCGAACAGGGTGAAGGCTGCTGGTATGATGATCGGAGCAGGCATATCAACT